GGTGTATAGGGTAGTCATCCAGGATGACTTGGTAATGTCGTGATGAATAGCATTTACCAGGCTTGATTGAACAACGCTAGTTGATCCTGGTGTGGTTTTGGTAACTGTTACTCCATCAAGCAATTCTATGTCTACCCCTGCCAATGGCTTATTGGGGTTGGCATCATCATAAAGGTTAAGCTGAATGCTATCTATGCGTATCTCAGGGTCTTTGCGTGTGGCAAGTATGCCCTCGGCTTGGTCTAAAGCTTCAGCATCGGTCTGCACCAATATGCCTGAGCGTGTGCCTGAATGCAGGAAAAACTTATCAATTGAATCTTGGTCAAAAGCGTTTTGAGCTGTGCCATTTAGGCGTGTGATGGTTACGTCATTTATCAGGGTTGTATCATCTAAGGCAACTACTGCATTGGTGTATGAGATGTCTGTGCCTTGGTCGCTAAACTCATATACTGGAAACGCTGGAGCTGCTATAAGGTTGTTACGGCTTACAAAATTGACCTGACCATTACCATCTAGGAAGATGCCGCCAAACTCGCTTTGTTCTACGTTAAATAGCGCCTGAAGGGCATCCCTGTCTGTGCCTGGGTCAGCTTGTAGGGTTGAATCGCCTGCATCAATATCTCGCAAGCTTATAGGCCAATCAATCTCATCTAGAATGGCATTTACTCTTGCCCCGGATAATTGCACCCCTGAGCCAGTAACAGTTGTAATTCCTGAGCCTGCAAGCAACTTAAAGCCATCTACGCAGCGCAGGGTTACTGTGCTTAGTCCATCATTACCTTGCCTAAAACCTGTGTCATAGTTAGTAATAAAGCCTGAGAATAGAAAATAGTTCTGGCTGGCATAAGTAGCATAGATAATAATCTGCCTTAACGGAACAAGATTAGGATAATAGATGCTGGCAGGGTTGGTCGGATTCCAATCGCCATTCTGATCATACAAAGTTACATTGGCTGTGCCAGCTTCAAACTGTGATGTGATGCGATTGCGACCACGCCTAATGGATACCTTGCTAACAAGGTTTGTAACCTCTAATGGCAACGTGCCTGAGCCAAGGGTATTTGTGCCTAGTATGCCTTCAGTTGCGCTATCTAGGATTAGTGGGTTAATTTCAAAAGCGGTATCGCTATCAAAGTCAACAAAGACACGCAGCGTAGGTGCTGGCATTAAATCGCCCTACTGCTTAACAATAGGTTCTTGCCTGTTCTTTGATAGTTATATTGAATGTCTGTTATGACCTCAGCCAAATCCTCAGCAGATGTAACGTTGCCTTCAACATTTACATTTATCTCAACGTTAGGAATAATGCCAGCGTAGAATGCTGCATCCATTGATTGATTTAGATACTCGTTAGCCAATGCTTCCTCTGCTAACGCTGTTGCATAATCTGCTACTGCTATGGTTTCTGTTAGTAGTTCTGCCGCTCTTGCTGCCTCTGCTGCTGCTCGTGCTCCTTCTTCGGCTGCTGCTCTTTCTTCAGCAGTTTTTGCTTCAGCTAAAGCTTTTGCCGCAGCTGCTGCTGCCTCTGCCGCTTCTCTAGTAGCACGTTCAGCTTCTTCTCTTGTTTGACCAGCAGCTACCGCATAGGCTGCTGCTTTGTCAGTTTTAGCATCTAAAACACTTTGATTAGCTTTTGCTCGCCCTGCCGCAATACCAGTTGTCAATTCGTTAAGCACTAACTGTTGCTTTGCTAATGTTTCATATAAATCTTTTAAGTTCTTTTTAGCAGCCTCAAAATACTCAGGCCACTTGGAAAATGGATTGCCTGCCTCTAAATCTAATAATGATTCGGCTAAAGCCTCGGTTTCAGTTCTAACCTTGTTTAATTCATCAAGTAGTTTTTCGGCTTTGTCTACATCTTTCTCAGCAATAGCCTGCTTAATATCTTCAATCAACATCAATTCTTCAACGCGTTTGCGTTCTTCATCTGTTAACTTGCCTTGCAAAGCAGCAGCTAATTGGATTCTTGTTAGATCAAAACGTGCTTCTTTTTGAATTAGCATCAAGCTAATCTGCTTTAAACGATTTAGTTTGGCTTGTTCTTTAGCTTGTTTGTTCCTAAGAGCCTCTAATTCCTTTTGGCGCTTAATAGCAGCTTCTTCAATTGCAGCTAGGCGCTTATCAACACCAGGCTGTCCAATGCCGCCAACTGGGAAAAACAATGGTTTATTTTGCTTGCCAAGTGTTTCAAATATATCTAAGTAAGCACCAATGACGGGTATATTGCTCTTATCAAATATAGAAGTAATGAAAGGTATTCTGTTTTGGACTTCATCAATAGCAACACCAACGCCACGAATGACATCGGCAGCCACAACGCCAAACTTCTCCATGGCAGATGTCGCGCCTGCAATACCATTTTCACCTGACAACAAAGTAAAAGCATCTACCAAGCCTGAGCCAATAGTGGTTTGCATCCGCTCATAACTTGCTTCTAGCAAACTAACCTTGCCAGCGTAAGTATCTAAGAAGCCTGCTCTTTGACCGCTAAATTGATTGTTTAATAATTCCTGTATTTCGTTGAAGGATTTAGCTTTTAATTCTGACTTGCTAAGCCCTAACTCATACTTGGCTAAACTTGCGTTGTTGCCAAGAAAAGATTTACTCAAATCATTGATAACAGTTTGAAGATCAACGCCTGTTCCTGTTGAAACATCAATTGCTGTGTTGAGAATGTCTTGCGACATGGCAACAGATCGCGTAGTTGAAGCAAGGGTTTGGAAAGCAGGTCTTAATTGACCCTTAGTTATACCACTAAACTTTTCTAGATTCTCTAAATAATTTTCTATTTCAGGTGTTGCAAAACCTAGGTTGACACCATTTAATGCTGATTCAAAACGCCTAGCCGCTACTTCATCATCAGAAAAAGCTTTAAGTGCTGCTTTACCAAACTGCACAACTTCGCGGACAGAGAAAACTGCCACTACTGTTTTAGCTAATGACTCAAACTTCTTTTCTAAAGAATTGGTGGCTTTTTCGGCATCTTGAAAACCTTTTTTCTTTAGTTCGCCTGCAATAATGATTTTAATATCAGATTCAGTTAATGCCATTATGCAGCCTTCCTATCGCTCAAAATACGATTAGCTAGATTTCTCTTTGCCTTTTCAATTGCAATTAACGTAGCATTCAAAGCTCTGCCTTGATTGCGAGCATAAGCAGCATAAAGCAAACGGCCTGTTGACTTGCGCCCTCTGCCAGAATAATCAACAAGACCACCAATGCCATTCATAGCACCAATAAATCTTTCGCCTGCATTTGGATTATTGGAAGCAGCTCTAGGGTTTGGAGCACCTGCACGGCCTGCCGTTTCTATGATTGCGCCTGTGCGAGATTTGTTAAACAAAGTAAACAAAGATACAAAGCCAGAGTTTTGCATTCGGCTAGTAGCAACTGAATAAGTCAAACCTCTGCGAATAATGGTTTGATTGTAGGATGGAAACGCTTCTTTTTTGCCAGGCACTCTTGGTTTGCGTGTGTATCCAGGATCATTCCAGTTAATCAAATCGCCAGGAGCTTTGCCATCAACTTTAGACCTGGCATCTTTAATAATTGGCTTAAGAGCGTTGCGGATTTCTTTATCCATTTCCTTCTTAATATCAGGAGCTAGTTGTCTTAAAGCTTTCTTAAGACCTACGACCCCTTCTATTATGACTGGCATTTTTCCTATCTTCCGCTTGTTTTTTCAGCACTTCTTGAATGGCTTTTAACATGCTGCTATCCATGTTAATAAACTCGCTAGGCGCAATTCCTGTGTGAACAGATAGCTGGGCTATTCTGTATGTTAAGGAATCACGCGTTAGCCATTTGGGGAATCATCACCAAGAACTTCAACAGCCTTTAATGTTCCTAGGAACTTATCCCCAAATGGATAAACCTCTGGTGCATCTGCTCTACGCAGACACTCCCATGCAAGCCAATAAATATCGCTTTGCTTTTGATCTTCTCTGAAAGCTCTGTAAAAACCTTTCTTAGCGTATTGTTCGAAAGCAAATTCAATCGCAGGTGTTATCTCATGGATACTTTCCGTGCCATCTGCCCTTACAACTTTAAGACTTGCCATGTTTGCCCCTTTGTTAAATTAGAACGTGCCTGAGTCGGCTACTGTTACAACTGAGTTTACAGTAAAAGTGATGTCTTGTGTGGACATATCGCCAACAGCGCCGTTAATGGGTGTTAGATTGTTTACCAAAATATCACCAGTAAATAGCTTGTTGGTTGCTGATACTGCTGTGCCTTTATCTTGCAATAGTTTCCAAGCAACAGTTGTGCCATACGCATCTGACAATGTATCTAGAACTGAAGTGGCTGCCTGATCATTTAGGAATGACACAGTAAGGGTTGCTGTTTCTAGACCTTTTACAAACTTCTCTGAAGCATCACCCATCGCTGTAACAGGAAGCTCTGCAAAAGATTGATTAAGTGTTACGGATGTTACATGGTCGCTGAGATCAATCGCGTTGATTTTCAATCCGACCTTATTGTTAAGCGTAATCGCCACGATTACTCCTCATCTTTCTTTGTTGGTTTTGGTTCTTTCTTTTCTGCGCTAGGGGTAACCTGACCAATCTTGATCAGAAAAGCCTCACGCTCTTTGTCATTATCAGCCATTGTGTTAACTCCAATCGGATAGAACGCTGATTGATACTTCACCAGACAGCAGATCGCCTGCCGTTCCAGTTAAGACTGCTGGGGCGCTGAAAGTGCCAATTGTATATGCAATTGATGATGCTTCCAGCTTGTTTACTATATTTAGGTAATAATCTTCAATGTTAATTAGGTTGCCTTGGTTATCAAACATAGGGGTTAGCACAACTAGCTTGAAATTGACTTTAGGCTTAACTGTTTTGTAATGATCGTTGCTCGGTTCAATGTAGGGATCGCCAGGTTGCACCACAATGCTGTTAGCAAGCGGTGTGGCAGGTGGGAAGGAAAACACCTGCCACGCCGTATTGTCAGTTAGCGCAGTTGCGATTGTTCCCCGTAGGGTAGAGATTGCTGACATTATCCTACTTGACCGCCTGGCGCTAAGTGATCCGCAAGTAAACCGCGAACACGTGCCATTAGTGTGTTGCCCATACGATACGGCGAAGGCTGGAAATCGGGTGAAATGCCGCCAGCGTTAGATGCTTGACGAGCTTGCCAAATGTCAACTGCGACCATAAGTGATGCTAAGTTGACTTCAGCTAAAGTTGAGTAATCTACTGACTGTGTGCCATAAACGCGACCCCATGGGGCTATCGTGTGATATTCGCGTGTAGTAATCTGAGCATCAACAAACTCTAGCCAATTTCTTCCAACATCGGTTATT